TGGCGGCAATGACATAATGGCTGATGCCGCTTTGTACCTCAACTGGATATCGGTACAAATACGTCCATGCACTGTACTGGCTTACAAAATTATTGATGGATACCTGTCTTTCGAGCGGGTAACTATCGGTGTGCGCCCCCATCGTATACCCGCCACCGTCAGCGGGATTGTAAACCATTTCGGTGTGACCGCTCCTCCATAAGATATCACCTTTCTTCCATGGCTGATTGGCTGTACCTTTTTGGAATCCAGCACCGATCAAATATCCGTCCATGCTACGAGTCGTAAACCACGGGTTAGATGCTAAAAACCCGCCGACCGTACAACAGTAACTCATGAGAGAGGAGCAATCATAGTAGGTAATACCTCCTACGGTCTGACCCTCACGGTAGTCTTGTGAGTAACCCACGTTTGGATTGTTACAAATCTCGATACAGGTATTGTAAGCAAGCGTAAGATCAGCCACGGGTTAACCCCTCTTTTGCTACGAATCCGGTATAGACGATTCCATTCACAACGGCTTTCACCAGATACCATTCTCCGGTATAATACCCGTAGTTTCTAACACTGGTTCCGGTTGGCAACGTCAAGATGACAGTTTTATTCATTCCCGCGCCAACGCGCAGGTTGTAGCGGTCATTGGTATGATACGCTCCGGCGATTCTCCGGTCAAAACTACGTGCGGATTCTGTCTTGACGGATTTTTCCACAACTTTCTGCGGTTTTTCGTTTTTTCCTGCATACCGATAATGAACGGTATTCCCATACGGTAGATCGTAGTAAGACCGAACACAAATTTCCTTTCCGGTCTGATCCCCTGTCTCTCCATCAATGCCGCCGTTTTCGGACTGACTGGCATGAACAATGCGGTTTGCATCAACCGACATCGTTACATGATGCCCAGCCGCAAGGTGGATGTCACCGCGTTTCCACGGTTTACCACATTTCACAAAACCTGCTTTTTCCAACTGTTCGCCGAGGTTTCTGGTTGTGCTGTAGATGCTGACCGGAAAACCAGCGTTTGCAAGTGCCGTCCCGACAAAACTTGAACAATCATAATCGGGACTATTCCGGTGTACCTGTGAATAACCGTGGCGGTCATCAGCGGCGATCTGTTCCATCCATGCAACTGCGTTTTCGATTTTACTCATTCGTTCCACCTCCTAAGTGCTGGCACAGTGAATTAATTGCAGTTGTGTTCGCTTCTACACTTTTTCGCAGTTCTTCTATCTCTTTCTTGTGTGCGTCTTTTTCTTTCACCAGATACCAGAAAAGCGCACCGCAGCACACGATCGGAAAGCCGAGCGAACCAACTAATTGCGTTACGGTACTTACATCCATGCTTCCGCCTCCTTATCCTGCCATTTTAACCAGTCTTCAATTTCACTTAATTTATTACACATAATAAAATTATGAATGAAGCGGACTGGCGATTTACTGTTATACGCGTTACCATCCATAAAAAAGAAATCCCACAAATACCGGATGTGAGACTCATAATTTTCATGTGGGACAAAGATCAATGTGTCTTTTTCGTCCCCTTTATAGCGTACCGTATAAGCAAGATAAGCATTTTCTTTTTTCATCATTTCGACGATCATATTCAAAACGATACTTGCCATCTTTGCTCCTTTCTTCCCGTCCTGAAAACAAGGAAACCTTTTGACCTGCCAAGGACGGGGCGGTTTTCTCAACCGTGGCAACCCCCATGAAAAAGGTTTCCCCGTATTTTCATGATACCTCTTTTTTGTCCGTATGTCAACTACATTTGTCCGTTTCCCGCGAACTATTTATAAAGGTCAATCCCCAGCAACTCAACCGCCATATTTTTGCTATCCAGATCGTCAAACCGTAAGTATGCTTTTCGGTACGCGTCAACCAGATTTTCAAATAAATAATCGTAGTGTTCCAACATAACCGTGTTCTGTGTGTGATCCCCGTCACGAAAAACCGCGACAAACTTACACGATGGGTTATAGTTGTGCGTGATATAGATGTACCCCTCTTCGTAATACTCATATACCCCATAGCTTTTTCCGCTGTGTTCGATCGTAAACAGATACCGCGACCGTCCGGTCGGCTTCTGTACAAACACGGCATCGTCAATCAACATCTGATCACCCACGCTCATGCTCTGACCGCAGCGGAATGCTTTCAATGCCGGATTTTCCCACATCGCCTTACTAGCACTGTCATTGTGTGTAAATTCACACACAAAACCGCTCCCATGCATCATTTTGGTTTCTTTCTGATACCGCTTATGGATACCAAAAAATACGAAATAGGGATTGAGCAACGAAATATTATTGGATGCCATAACCAGTTTAAACCATCGGGACTGGCTTCCATTTCCACGGCTGATCGTCAGCAACAACGATTGCAGTTTTTCAGATTCCCCTTTTACGTACTGCCCGCTTTCCATACTAAACTCATCAAACAACAAAAAGTAGATATCCCGAAAATACGGTGACAGCTTTTTTACACTGTCCATCTTACTTCCAAAACTAAACGCGCATCCGAACGGCTCCCCATCCAGAAAATACCGCACGACATTTCCGTTTTTGTCCAGATTTTTATAAGTAATCACACTTCCTAATTTAGGATACATTTTTAGCATATCTTCATACATTGCAGCCGCTCCCGTCATTTCCCCTTTTGTACGAAAGATCCATCCGGTCTGCAATC